AGTAAGTGGATAAACATATTCAACTCCTCCAGTCATATCATTTATAAACTTAACTAAGAATCTAATTTTGCTTATAGGTGCTGAAGTATCTATTCTATTATCCTCTAAAGATAGATAAGCTCCAAAATTTTCTTTTGTGAATCCTTGTATCATACTATATAATAGAAAAAGTTAGTTTTTGTTTGGTTAATAAAGGAAAAAGGCTGCCAAAGCAACCTTAATCCCATAGTGAACGCTAGATTGCTCTATATACGGACTAACCGCACCACCCTCACTAAGCTAAAAGAAAAGGGTAACCGTTAAGCTACCCTCTCTAAGATTATAATAAAACAGATAAGAAAATTAAGCTGTTACTATTCCTCCAGGTATATTAAACCCTGCATTTGTAAAAGGTCCTGTTGCTATAGGGTAATCTGCTACCATTGGGAAAGGTGCTGCTTCAATTCCGTCAAAAGTCAATGTGTAACCTCCTCTTGAACCCCAGTCGCTTCCAGAATCCATAGTCCCTGCGTTAAGTTCCATTCCATTAGTAACTCCTAAAGCAACTATAACGTCCGTTCCTGAAGGTAATGTTGCATTTAATTGAGCAAAGCATACAAGTTTAGTAGCTCCTAATAATTTGATTTGATTTTGGTCTTCTTTTGTAAGTCTGTTAAGAATTACGCTTAAAGAAGGAGTTACGTAAAAAGTTCCATTTTCACGACTACCTACGATTGTTTCTGTAAGACTAGCTACACCCAAAGGCATAGTGTATCTGTATAGCTCTGCTGCTGCTATCATTTCTATGTCAGTTACTTCTCCATCTGTAACTGGAAGTCCAGTAGTTTCTATTGGTGCTGTAAATTGGTCGTAAACTCCGAAATAAACAAATTTTATTCCACCACTGATTCTATTACAGTCGAGTCCCCTACCTTTTGTTAATATGCCACAAGCCATAATTGGTTAATTTTTAAGTGGTTATAAAGATGGAGGGTTTTGACACCCTCCTTCTCCGTTTTTATTTATTTATTAAGATACAAGTACAATGTCAGAACCAATACCTGTCTGAGTTCCTGCACTGTAACGAGCAACCATTCTCATATTATCTGAACCATCTAATTGAGCCATATCCATTAATTGGATTCTAGTAGCATCACTTAAAAGGTCAGTACCAAAGAACAAGTTAGACTTCTCAGCTATAACGATTGCAGCATTTTGTAAGCCATTAACTACAGCTACTTTAATTCCGTTAAACATTGGTACATATTCACCTTGCATATTGTAAGCGTTTAAGTAACCTAAAGCTGAAATAGCTTGAACATATAATTGGTAGTTCTTTTGGTTTAAGTAGATATGTAAATCTTCTTTTCCAATAACTGCTGCTGGTACTGCATCTAATCCTGCTTGAATGTCAGCAATAATTGTTAAAACATCTGGAGCTACACCTGCACCACCTGTTAAAACTGCTTGTACTGCTGGGTCTGCTGCACCTGCTCTTAACCATCCTGCTGCACCTGCTCCAGTGAATCCGATAAAGTCTCCACCTGCATTAGCTACACCTGCCCAAATAGAATTTTCAGTTGCATTTCCGATAATATCTCCCATATAAGAAATTACATAGTCATCAAAAGATGCTGGAGGTGGTGCTCCTGCTCCTGCTCTCATTTGTAAAGCTTCCCAAGAATCAAGTAAAGTCGCTTTACATAAGTCAAGGTTAATTTGAAGATTAGCTGGTTCTAAAATCTTCTCAGTTAAAGCAAGTGTTCCTGCTCCTGTGAAATCACACGTTGCTGCTGCGATAGGTGAAACTGTTGCATCCATTTTTTGGATATTAGATTTGAACTTGATATTTTCTATTGAAGTTAAATAGTCAAGTGATACTGCTGATTTTAAAGCTGCTGAAATATAAAATCCTGCTGCTTTGCCCGAAAACGAGCTTGTCGTAGTAAACGCCATTTTGTTTGTTTTTTTTAGTTATTAATTATATAAGTTATGTAAAAATTTCTCATTCTTACTCATTTTTGAATAGTCTAATTTAGATACAGGTTTTTTCTCTGAACTAAATTTGTTCGTGTCTAAAGGTGCTGAAGCAGGTTGTGATGCTAACTCTGCTTTTAATAATTCATTTTCAGCTTTTAAATCTTCTACTGAGAACTCAACTACTTCTGTAGTCTTAATAGATTTTGGATTAGTAGAAGGCTCAATAACTTCTTCAGCCATTTCTTCAACCTCATCATCTCCTCCGTCTTTATCTTCTTTAAGACTTGCAACTGCATCTTCTAAGTTTTGGATTCTTTTCTCCATACCTTCCCAATCTTCAACTACTGCTAAGTCTTCAGCCATTTCTTCTTCCTCAACTTCTTCAGTTTCAGTTTCGCTTTGGATGATTTCAGCAATTACACCTTCTTCTTCAATTCTTACTGAAACACCTGAATCCAAACGATAAGTACCGATAGGAGCAAGTATTGTCGTTCCATCTTCAGTAAGAACTGAAAAATCTGCTCCTTCTTCTAATTCTTCTGCTGTACTTACAAAAAGTGTTCCGTCATCACTCTTGCCTTGCCAAGCCATCATTACTTCTTCGCCTTTATCAAGACCAAGTGCTACCAATATTTGATTTTTTAAATCCATTTTTTGTTTTTTAGGTTCTATATATAATAGAAAAGTTAGTTACTTATTTGATTTTGTGATTATTTCATTAAGTGCTTCAAGTATTTCTTTATCTGTTGGTTGCTTTTCTGACATTGATTCCATCTTATCGGTAAAGTAGCCTTCTATTGAAAGACCTTTAAGTTCTCCTCCTTTTATTTTTTGCCAAAGTTCATCATTCTCTATCTTCATTTTAACGAACCAAGTTCCATCAGGTAAGTCGTAACCGTATAACTTAGACTTATCCATATCACCTTCCTTAATCCAAGATTCAACTGTTAGAACGCCTGATACTCTGTCTTGATGTTGGTATGTAGCTTTGTGGTGGTTGTTATGTTTTAAATACAATTCACTAGCCTTACGTACTGTTTCTTTTGAAAAGTACACATAGTAGTCAGAATCCGTATTTGGGTCGTGTCTGAATATGTTTTTATTAGGAATCAAAGCAGGACTAACTAGCATACGCTTTTCTTCATCTACTTTAGCGAAAGTCAAGTTGTTCTTTTCTTTACCAAAAAAAACAAAGTCTTGCTCGATTGCAGGACTTGTAACTAGACTAATTGCATCAATAGCAAGTTCTTGGTTTTCATCATTAATAACAAGTTCTACAATAGAAGTAGTCTTTTCTTCTTCATAGTAGTCTTTATTGTCGGCTTCACATTCAGCTATAGAGTCATATTCACAGCTTCCTGTTTTTCCCCATTTATATTTTCCGTTTTCACATTCTTCGCAAGGCATAGTATATAATAGATATTAAGTTAGTTTATTTGATTTTTAGATTGTAGCTCTACGTCTTATATTAGCAAGTTGGTTTTGACTATTTGTCATTGAATCAGTAAGTACAAAGGCTTGTACAGGTTCAGGGGTTACTCCTCCAGTTAAATCAAAAGCTCCTGACATCATTTGTGGAGATGGAGTACTGCTTCCTCCTCCTCCTCCTCCACCTGCTGAAATTCCACTCCCTCCCCCTGCTCCTAATATTGATTTAGCTTGAGATGCTGCTCCTAATACTGCTGCTATTTGTGTTGCATAAAAGATAGGAAATGCTAATGCTGCTCCTGGTCCTGCTGCTTTTGCTGACTTCTGAGCAATATCTAAACCTTGTACAATACCAACTCCTGTACTTATAGCAATCTCTGCTAACGCTGCTGCTTTTGATTCTGCTGTTCCTTCTGCCATTAAATTACCTAATGCTCCGATTGCACCTCCTATAGCACTTGTAACTTCTAACTTAGCTACTTTCATAGCTTCATCAGACTTCTTCCTCTTTTCATTATTAGCTAAGTAATTATCTAATACACTATTATCTGCTTGTATCAATTCTTGATTAGCTTCAATTGTTTCTGTAACTAATTTTTCTAATCCTGCACTTCTTTCAATTTCTGCTGCTTTTATTTCAGCTATTTTAGCGAGTTCTTCATTTCTTAATCCATTTAAAAAGTTCTGTAAACTTATCTGCCTTCCTGCACTTTCTTGTCTTACATTCGCTAAGTTAATTTCTAGTTCAGCTAAAGCATCTAAGTCTTCAGCCAAAACTCCATCCTTACCCATCATTCTATGTCTTTCAACTTCTAGTTCAACAGCTTCTTCTGCTAATGCAATTCTTTTATTTTCTAAGTCAGTTTCCTTTTCGAAAGCTTGTGTTGCTGCTTCTTCTCTTTCCTTGTAACTTTTAGTGATGTCTTCTGCAAGTAGCTTTAGTTTTTCAATATCAGCAACGCTTTGGGCTGTTTCTACGTTTAATTCTCTTTGTGAATCTCTTAACTTTTGATTGGCTTTTACCATCTTATCAGTAGCACTTACTTCTTCAGTTATTTCAGCCACTACTCCTGTAATTGCTGCTTTTGCATCTTCTGCTGCACCTTTTAAATCACCTTTTAAAAACTTAACAACTGCACCCCCTAATTTAGCAACTCTATCTGTTATAACTGCAATAGCAGCTCCTACTGTCTTTAATGTTCTTTCTAATAACTCTGCACCTGTTTTAGTATTGGTTAAGTAAGTAGCAAGAGAACCAATAAGAACTATAAAAGCACCTATTCCTGTAGATATTAATCCTGCTTTAATAGAGCCAAACATTCCTTTTGCCGTTACTGCTGCTGAAGCAAAACCTTTTTTCACTCCATTTAAAGAAACTCCCATTAACTGAAATTCCCCTGCTGCCTTTGAAGCTTCATTTGTTAGCTCTTTAGTATCTTTAGTTACCTCGCCAATATTTGACTTAACCTCCATTTCTAATACTTCCTTTGCCATAGTTTTATTTTTTAAAGTGCTACCCCTGTTTTAATTTGTGTCATTCTTATTGTAGTTGCCCACATTAAATCTCTGTTATTTGCTCCTTTTACTTGCTGAACA